TCAACCCCTGCCATTATCGGGCAACTGGAAGATCGTCACCGGAGAGACCGGCGCCGGAAGATCCTTGCCGTCCTTGCCCGTGATCTCGCGTCGGTTCGTATAGGCGCCGCCGACCTCTTCCGCCGCCTGCTTCAGCAACGACGATGCAAGCACCATGTTGCCCTGGGTCTCTGCCTTGTCTGCCATGCGCTGGAGAGCGCGGAGACGAACGGCGCGATGGCTGATCGCGATCGAGGCGGTGTCCTCAAGGAAGGTCTTGCGGGTCTCCTCGAAGAGCATTTTCCATTTCGCGGCGAGGCGCGCACCGGCCTTCTTGTTCGGGTCATAGGCTTCGATCGCCTGAGGCGTCAGCGTGACCGCGTAATCCTTCTTGAGTGCAGCGGCGACAACCGACGGGCTATCGAAGCAAGCCAGCGACTGGACGACAAAGGTCTGCTGCTCATGTGTGAGTTTTCGCTCGGCCATAGCTTTATCAGGACACCATCAGGATCAGGCGGCGCGAGCCTGGCAGGTCCCGCATGCACAGCCGATTAGGTCTGCGGTCATCAACGGCGGCTTTGACAGCGCCTCGACCAATTCCTTTACGCCCGCCTCTACTGCACCGTACCGAGCAGCCACGCCGATGAAGGCTTCCACATCATGGGAGCGCATCGTGTAGACCGGTAGCCCTGTGCTCTTTCGGAACTTCGGGGCGCCGAAGTCGTCAAGCTCCTGGGCGCAGTGTGAAAGCTCATGCTCGATCAGAGCACAGGCTTGTGCATCACTGGCCGATACCCAGAAGTTGGCATCGATCGTGATGATGAAATCTGGGACGGAGCCGAACCAACCGAGGACCTGCGCCTCTGCTCTTGCCCGGGCCCACTTGCCCATCATGCCCGCAGGCTGACCCATCTCGGCTTGACCGATGACGGTGCGGCCCTTCTTTGTGTTGCTCACTGTGGTCCACAGCATGCCGATCGACGCCGGGATGAGATGGGCGTGATCCGGGTTGAACATATCGCTGTCCGGATCGATGAAGGTATCGCGGGCCCAGGCTTCGAGTTCAGGAGCGGCCACGAAGGCGCATCCGCTGAAATCCTCGAAAATCTCTGATGGCGGTTGTGGGCGCATCAATTCACCACTTGCCTTTACACAACACACACGCGAACTTCTTCACCCCCGGTGAAGGATCAGTGGCGTTCCGCGTTTGGAGGTAAGCATGCCGATTGAGCAACAGTCAGTGCAGTCTCTGTTTATCGAGATGTACTTCGACCAGACCCGGTTGAGCACGGGGACGGCGTTCGTTGTCAGTGCGGTGCGCGGCAACGCTCTGATCACCAACAGGCACAATGTCACCGGCCGGAGGCAGGACAACAATCAACCACTATCGCCTCACGGCGGCGTCCCAAACAAAATACGCGTCTGGCACAATGCTGCTACCGGTCTCGGGAATTGGGGGTCGATCGATTATCCACTGTATGACAACAATGATGTCCCGCTGTGGGTGGAACATCCAGTTCTTGGGGCCGCAGCCGACTTTGTCGCGCTTCCTATCGATGTTCCTGATGTCGCGACAGTCTACCCATACGATTTAACGGCGCCGCAAAATGGCCTGTTAATCCGGGCGTCCGACCCACTCAGCATTATCGGATTTCCATTTGGGCAGGCCGCCGGCGGGTTATTCGGCATGTGGGTTACCGGGTTCGTCGCTTCAGAGTTGGACATCGACTACGATGCGAAGCCCATCTTTCTAATCGACAGCCGTACAAGACCCGGCCAGTCCGGTTCTCCCGTTATTGCTGCGCGTCGCGGCATGATCCACTACAAGAACGGGAACATCAACATGGGTGGTGAAGCTGTCGAATTCCTAGGGATATACAGTGGACGGATCAACGAGCAATCAGATCTCGGCTTCGTGTGGAAGCGGTCTGCCATCAAAGAACTTGTCGACACGCTTCGATAACGTGCGACCAACCACGAAATTCGCGACTGTCGCGTGGCCATGTGACGCGCTGTCTGATGTTGTCTTTCTGATGTAAGCGCGAAGCATTACCCCGGTCAGGTTTGAACCCTGCCTCCGCATGTGCGTCATCTGCTGTCTTGCCTTTGGACAACGCCTGCGCGAACTTCTCGTGGCGCGCGTTCTTTAGGACGGGCATAGGGGAACCTTGGGGAGGATGAGATTGCGCGACATGGCAATCCCGATTTCGATAGTGCTCGGCTTCATGATGCTGAGCTTTGCTGTTTTGTTACGGGACAACGACTTCGAGAGTTGCTTGTCGACCCTGAGCGCGAGCATGGAAACCAGGGCTGGCAACACCATCACCGAGAGGGCGGCGGCCTCCAGAGAATTTGCACTTGGCCGCATGTGCGCTGGGTCTCCGATCGGAAACTGACGCCCCTTTCTCTACTCTCATCCGAGGATACAGAGAGAAGCATCGGGGAACCGGGCCAGAGGTCCGGCTCCCTATTCAGGCATGCGAATCAGGGTCACAGGGGCTCATTTTGCTAATGACCGAGGTAAACACCCGACGCTTCCAATTTATCCGAGGCAGCGACATTCATCGAGATGGAATGTACCTGGAATTGTTGGATGTCGATGCCCAAACAACCGTTGCTGAGGTCTTCTACACAGACGCAACGGGAGCGCTGACGTTTAGTGCCTACGAACGAGACATTCCGCTTGAGGCCATTGAAGCGTTGATCGAACGGGGCAAACAATTGCTGACACCCTCGACCTCCGCCTAAAGACACTGGCGAGCTACCGGGCTGCTCTACTCCGACATGATGTTTATGATAGCAATTGCAACAGGAGCGACGGTGAACTGAGGAAACAGCCGCCTACGAAGCCCACGAAACCTAACGCTAACGCTCCGACGAACCCGTGGTTATCCCAACCATAGTGGGCGCCGATAGCAGTCGCCGCCAGGACGATCGATACCGACCACACGACCTTAAGCGCCGATACTGGCCGGCCACTATTTGTTGGCTTCTCGTCCGCCATCGCGACCCCTGCATATACGTCTACCTGCATGCTTTAATTGAGCGGTGTCAACAGTTCAAACAAGGCGGCAGGGGTGAAAGTCGCGACGACCAATACCCCGGGGATGAAGGCGACCATCCTGCGCATAGACTGCGGTCCTTGGGTGGTCGCGCTTGCCAACCTTAACCGCGCCCTAGCGTCCCCGTGATAGTGATTTATCGTCAACCAAAGTTAAGTGGTCATGAGCGAGACAGGAAAGTCGACGGAAGTAGAACGGTTCCCCCGCCTAAGAAAGATAGCAGCGGCGATAGGCCTCGCGGCATTTGGCCCTGCGACTCTCTACGGTGTGCTTGAAGCAACGATAGCTGGTGAAATCCGCAACAAATGGGGTGGGGTAATAGCGTCTGCCAAGGACGATGTCTTCGAATTTTACTTGCTCATACTTATCGGCGGCGGCGCCGCCCTGTTTATCACCGTACTGGGCGCCTTGTTTCTGTTCCTGCTTTACAAAGGGAGATCGCGCCGCGTCTAATCTGTTGCCGGATTCATCCGCCTCTCCGGCGGGAGGTAAAGGTCGCCATTGGCGTGGCGCTGGATCTCAGAATTTCGGCAATATTCGTCAAAGGCGGGAGGCGGTGACATCCTCCCTAAGGCCCGGCGAGTGTTCCCTCTAATCGAGGTCCGCGATCAGAACAGCCTGCAAATCACCAATGATTGCAGCGACATTAAGCGACTTTATCGATCAGTTCAAGCGGAAGATCGACGTGGACGAGACCGCCGAGGTATTCGACCACAGCTTTGATCGTGTTGCGGCCGGTGACGTCGAGGACGGTTGCCAGCATGCCGCCAACCAGGCGGTGTTCGGGCGCGATTCGGACGGCTGCATCCTTCGGGAACTCCTGCTGCAGTTGCTTGCGGCTACGCTTCTTCCGGGCGTCACGCTCGCGCTGTAGGGCCGATCCAGCCATGTCTTCGGCTTGGCGAATGCTCGCGACCTCGAAGTCTGAGATACGCAGCGGGTAGCCGGCAACGCCGAGGATCGCCGTCACACCGTCAACGCGCGATAGCCGGTAGAAGTCTCGCGTCGGCAGGTAGACGAACGAGTAGCCGACGATCATGGCGAAGCGGCGCTCGATCAGTTCCTTGGTTCGGTGGTGTTTGATGTCCTTCCGGAACGACGGCATGTAGATTTCGATGTCGGCGTCGCGGAGGTTTCGCTCGATGATGAACTCGCCCTTGCGGTCCTCGGTCTCGCCTATCCGCGGCGTTGCAGGACGCTGGGTTCCGGGTCGGGTCTTGATTGCGTACCAGCTCATTGGGGGTTCTCCTATTCGATCCAGCCGGAGCGAAGAGCCAGGCCGACAAGGCCGGTGGCCTTAGAAGCGCCTGCTTTGCTCATGGCGTTGATGATGTTGCGATTGACTGTGTGGATGCTGATTCCCATGATCGTGGCCGCCTCTTCCGCCGTTTTGCCGAGTGATAGCCATTTGACCGTTTCGAGTTCTCGGGCGGCAAGCGGGCAACCTGCGTCTGGTCGGGGGCGAGGCTTATGCTGCATGGCTGGCCTCGTCGTCGGTCCGTGCCTCGGAGACCTCGGCTTCGATCTTGCGGCGGAAGGCCATCTGCTCGGCGCCAACTTCCCACCAGTCGGGCAGTTCTTTGATCTTGGCCCAGTATTCGGCCTTCTCTGGCGACATTGGCTCGTGAACGACGATGCCCCGTTCTTTGGCCTTGGCCTCCTCGTGGTCCTGGCGGAACTGGGCCAGCCGGGCGCGAACGCGGGCCATCACCTCCGGCGAGCGGTCGACCTCCGGAGCGACGCCCTTCATCGCCGAGGCGATCTCGCGCTTGCGGGCCAGATCCTCGCGGGCCGCCCTCGCCTCCTGCTTCGCCAGCGCGGCGAGGATCGGCGGCTTCGGGATCATGCCGAGCAAGATATCCGGGTTGCCGGCGTAGTCGCCCTTAATGAGCTTCTGGGTCGCGATCGTCAGACCGCAACTCGGCACGCCGTCGAGGGCGTAACCGTAGATCACGTCAAACTTCTGGGGGTCGATACCCTGGGGCAGGCTCATGCCAGCGCTCTGCATGACGCCGAGGCTGCGAACGATGGCATCAGCGCGAGCCGGTGCCAGTCGCTCGGTGAGCGTGGTAATCTCCCGGTTCAAGGTCGAAAGCTGGGCCGGTGCTGGCAAATTCGTCATGGCCTGGATTCCCGTTCAGTTTCTGCTGGATGGCTTCTCGAAACTCCCGCTGATGGCGGGCATTCTCGGTTTCTCGCGGGGGCGCTTGAGCTTGGGCTCGCGGCTTCGCCACGTTCCGCATCCAGTTGCGCCAGGTGGCCTCCCAATCGAGCTTGGCGGCGTCCTTGCCGCTCTTGCCGACCCAGAAGTCGCGGAACTTGTCGGCCTCGAAACGGATCGTTGCTTCGGAGTGGCCCTGATCGATAGCCCACTGGCCCCATGCTGCCGGGAGAGCCCAGCCAGCCGGCAAACGCGTCCCGCGTTTGTTTTCCGAGCGAAGCGAGGATGGGGTGGGGTTAATTTCTTTAGGGGGTGTGGGGGACCTTTCTTTATCAGGGGTGGGGTTGTCCCCGGACGGTCCCGTGACTGTCCCGTCCTTGTCCCGTGACTGTCCCGCCCGCTGACGGCGTTTGCGGTCGCGCTCGACCTGCCGACGGCGCTCGATTTCAGCGTCTTTGCCCTCGATCGCCTCGACGGCGAGCGCTATTGCCTCCGGCGGTGCACCGGCTTCAGCCATCTTTCGGATCAGTTCGGCAATGCTCACTTGACCACCTCGACTTCCAAGCCGTGGCAGGCTTTCATGAGCTTCTGCTTGATGCGGAATACGGGCGTGACCATGCCCTTCACATCGATGACGCGGCGGCGCTTCATGGCGACGTCCCAAAAGACGAAATCGGCCCGGTAGGTGCAGACCAGCACGCCGTTGATCGTCAGCGCATAGGAGCGCTGCATTTCCACGTCTTCGACCTCGCCCGCCCGCTGGCGGAGCTTCAGGCTGGCGTAGTATGCGGCCTCGGCTTTGCTATCGAAGCAGATGCCGTCGAGAAGCGTGCGCTGGGCCTTGTACTTGTTCCCGCGCTTCGATTTGGCGATCGCGGCCTGGTACTGGGCGGCGGACAAACGCTCGTTCATGCCGCACCTCCGAAGAAGTGTTTTTGTGCAAGTCGCTGCGTCATCCTCTTGAACTCGCGCAGCCGCGAAAATAAATCTTCAGCGGGCGCTGACGAACAGCGCTTTCCTTGTTGAAAACCAACGAATTCAGTGAGGTAGAAATGCACCCGAAGATGTTTGACCGGCCAGTTTACCTGCGTGAAAGGAAGGATCTGGTCCTCGAAATCACCAACCTCGACGACGCGATCGATTTCCTTGAGGAATGGTCCAAAGGGGATCGCGATATCATTCACGACGCGACCCTGAAGACTTGCTACCTGGCACATGACGGCCACAAGCCAGTCCAGGTGGCGCGTGACGCTCTCCGCTCCTTCGCGAAGAAGAAGGGCATACTTGTCAAGGCTCCCGCGGTCCTGCCGTGGATGATTAAAGCCAAGCCGGGCGGCGGTCGAATCTCCCCGTAGACTGACATTCGATAGTGAGAGGCTGCGCTCGCGGCCTCTCTTGTCATAGCCTGATGCTGGGTATGGAAGCTTGATCATGCCGCGTCCTTTCGCTCTGCGCCTTCGATGCGCCGGACGGCGATGTCCGCGTATTCGGGATTGAGTTCGATCAGGATGCTGCGAAGGCCGAGCTGCTCGGCGACAAGGCCGACCGTGCCGGCGCCACCGAACGGATCGAAGACGGTACCGGGCACGCGATCGAAGGTTTCGCAGATCGGACCGCAGCCGTGGTCAACGCCACAGCAACCGCAAACGGTCTTCGGGGTGCCTGCCTTGATGCAGCGCTCGGCGAGCGCCGGCGGGAACGTGGCGAAATGAGCTTCGCGGAAAGCCTTCGGCGCGATGGTCCAGACGTTGCGCGCGTTGCGGGTCTCGGTGAGATCCGATGTGCTGTCGCGGAAAGACTGCTTCGACTTTCGGTATGGGTCGCCTTCATCCGCGATCTTGTAGGTGGATGAGGTTCTGCCGGACCGATTGATCGTGCCATGTGCCCCGGGCTCAACGTCCCATCCACCGGGGACTTTTAACTTCCTCGAGACGGGCACCCGATCGACGTTCTGCCTACTGTTCGGTCCAGGCTTCCGCGCATGCGAGCCGCCGGTCACCGGCTCACGGATCGCCTCGTGTTCGTAGAAATACTCCTCGCCTTTCGTGAGCAAGAAGACCTTCTCGTGCGCCGTCGTCGGGCGATCGTAGACGCTTTCCGGCATCGGGTTGGGCTTGTGCCAGATGATCTCTGAGCGAACCCACCAGCCCGCCTCTTGGAGGGCAATCGCCAACCGGTTCGGGATCATGCAGAGGTCTTTGGGTTTCAGGTAGCCGCCAGCGACGATGGCACCAGGTGAACTGACACCAGCAGCGCGGCGATGAAATTTGCCTCGAACACCTCTGTCGCCGTGACGGTCGGCCTGGTAGATCGGGCCCACGGTCGAGAACGGCTTGTCCCGGAAAGTACGGTCGTCAGAACCCTCGGCTTTATAGGCTTCTGCGCTCTTCCCGTTCGGAGCTGCTGCGTAGCAGTCGCCGTAGTTGAGCCAAAGCGTGCCTTGCGGTTTCAAGATCCGCCAGACCTCGGCAAACACTTCGACCATCACGGCGAGGTGCTGGCCGAGTGTCGGCTCAAGGCCGATCTGGCCTTCGACGCCATAGTCGCGCAGGCCCCAGTAAGGCGGGCTGGTGACGACACAGTCGACCGAGCCCGAAGGCATGGCGCGCATAACGTCGAGGCAATCGCCAACATGGATAGTGCAGCGCCCGTGGAGGATGGAGCGGGTTTCGAAGCTCATGCCTCACCTCCCCGCTCACGGCGAGCAGCGAACGGATCGAGCTTTTGGAACAAACACCACTTGGTCGCGGTTGCACCACCAAATAGGAGGCGAGCATGCCCAAGACCCCAATTCCGCAGCCACCGGATCCGGTATTCCCGCCGGACCTGCCGCCGGATGTTCCACCAGATCTGCCGGAGCCCCCGATCGAGGAGCCAGAGCCCGACGTCGGTCCGGACGAAGCGCCCGCCATCACCTCCGTCCCCGGCGCGATAATTCCGCCGAAGATGGGAGATTGAGCTTGCCGTAGTGCTACCCAGCACCGCCCCATTGGAACAGTTCTCTCTAATATACGTTTGTGGGAAGCCTGACCCACGGAGGACACCATGGCCAGCATCTGGGATGCAAACGTCGAGTTGAAGATAGACGATCGTTTTCACGTCATCAGGAACGCCCGAGAGGCGGTCGCATTCCTGATGAAATCCTGGCCCGAGACGAAGAGCGAGAGTTACGCAACAGCTCGAAAGATCTGCCTGGATGCAGCCAATGGAGAAGTCCCAAGCACGGAAGCCAGGGCGGCATTCGAAGCTGCCGCGAAAGAAGCCGGCCTCCTGCGATAGGCCCGAGGTGAGGAACTTAATCATGCTGCCTGCCCTCGCCGCTCAAGCGCCTTCAGGTACGCGGCCTTGATCTCATCGAACCGGGCGATGTCGTACTCCTTGGTGGCGATCTCGTTTTCGGGGCGTGGCTTCTTAGAGCCGTGGCCGTGGTCTTCGAGCCAGGTCATAGCGCTGGCGATGCGGCGGTCGAGCCAAGCGATCATTTCGGCGGGGTCGGTCATTCCGCCTCCTGACGATTTCGGCGGAGTTCGGCTGCCTTGTGATCGACGCGCGCAAGCGTCATCAGGACAGGCTTCAGTTCATCGGGCGCCGTGTCGTAGGCCATGACGCGGGTCGCGCGACCGCCGTTCAATCGTGGCAAGACCCCGCGAGGGATCATGAGCCAGTTCGACGGATCGGTATTCAGCCTGTCTCCGTCAACGCACTTCAGGCACATGCCTGCTGGAAGCGGACCGTTGATCTGCTCCCAAAGATGAAGATGCTTCAGGACATAGCGGCGCTCGTACCCAGTGTGCGGATTTTGCTCGTCAACGCTGATCTCGACGTAACCGTCCTTGCTGACGCGCTCGTGGCCGAGGAATTTGGTGTTGTGCGGCAGACCGCCGACCTTGAACTGAGTTCGGCGCGCGTTCGGGTGTCGGCCACCCTTCCCAGGCGGGCACGGCTTACCCTTGTTGACGGGGACCTGGCCCTTCACAAAGCAGCCGGTCCGACCCGTCTTCCAACCCTTGCGCTTGCGCAGCGCGTGAAGGTTTCCCGCGGAGACGTCATCGCGCTGAAACATCGCGGAGAACTCGCGGTGATAGTCGCCGATCGGCAGGGTACGGTTGGCTTCGAGCCATTCCATCTCTGCGACGCTGTAGCTGATCCACTTGCCCTTCATTTCTCGGTACCGTCCGTGATGGCCTTGCCGTCGAGGGTTTCGGGCTGGCGGAAAATCGTCGGGAGCATCGGCTTGAAGCGGTCGCCGTGGTTCGCGACCAAGGTCGCGGCCTTGAGAGACAGGTCGGAGTTGCGGATAAGCTGCTCGCTAACGGCAACGATTGCGTCGGTGCGCTTCACCTCGGTTTCGATCTGCTCGGCGGTCATGCTTTCGTCGCTCAAACGCTCGAGCTGAGAAAACAGGTGGTTGTTCAAGTCGATCAGCCGGTTTTTCATGACAGCGCCTTTGGGTTCTCTTTGAGAGTTACGATCCATGCGAGGACGAGCGCGGCTTCTTTGCCGGGCTTGTCTTTGAGCCTCTCCTCGATTTCCGAAGCGGCGTAGAACAGGGCGTCGTCGCGCGTTTGGGCGAACCTTCCCCACTTGGGGCCGACCCGATAACCACCGCCGAAGTTGTCGCAGTGAAAGCTGGCCGACCACATCCACAGGCCGTCCGTGTGCTGGTGCAACTCGATCTTGGCACGGTCCCATGCCAGTCGCGGGTGCCTGAGCCGGTAAACGGCGTCCGGATCACCTTGGATAACGCCTCCATGGGGCTCGACTGGCTTCCGGATCGCCGGACTGCGCAGCGTGTCGAACAGGCTAAGCTGCTGCATCACTGGTCACTCCCGTCCGTAAGTTCCGGGCAGATCCATTCCGCGAGAGAGGAGCCGATACCGCGCAGCTTCTCAGCGATGATCAGCCGTTGCTTCAAGCTGAGCCAACGCACGAATACGGGCGGTCTTTTCGATGAATTCGGCATGATCCCTCTTTGCTGCGCTTAGCAGCTCTCGTTCTTCCTTCGCGGCTTCTGCAGCCGCGTAGAGTTCCATCATCTGCCAGTGGCGAACGACGTCGGTTTCGTTGTTCCACCAAGCTTTGAGACGGCGTTCCGTCCATTGCTTCTTGGGTTCGCCCTTGTGCGGGAAGAGTTTTCGGAGGATTGCCGCAGCCTCGAAAAACATATCGCTGACACGGCCACCGCCGCCGATCGATCTAATGAGGTAGTTTGCAGTCGCAACGTCGCTCATGTTCTTGCATTTCCCGTTCTTCGTCTCGTCCAGAATTCTGGATTTCTTTTCCATGTTTTCGGTTCCCGCCTATGACACAGTGTCTTTGCTAGGAGACACTGCAGATGAGCAGAAACCTTACTGACCAGTCCGAAGAGAGCCTGACCGCGCCAACGGTCGGCGCTCATTCGGAGGTCGAAAATCTCATTCCTTTCCGCAGAGGAATCCGGGCGCCGCATCCCGCCTCTGCCGCCGGTGACGATCCCCTCTCGTCACCGGCCATTCCTTTGGGAACCGCTGTTCAAGCCGTGGTCATGCGCCTGGCGAACAAGCGGATCCGGTTGCGAGTTGAGAGCCCCAGCCGGGAGGAGGAAGACTGGGGCTCTCGTTGATCGCGAGGGAGGAGGAGAACCGCGATCAATCCTTTGGCCGGAAGCCGTTCCGGCGAAATTCGAGTTCGGAAAAGAGAGCGACACCGCCGAGGAGCAGCATTGCGGCGACGACAGTCGCGACGAGCGCAGCAGCAACGAACATCAGGCAGCCCTCTTCTCGGTTTGATCTTCAGGCTGCTGGCTCTCGGCGGCCTTGAACCTGTTTGGACCGGAGCGAATGCCTCTGACCTCGCCCTCAATGAAGCGCTGAACCATCTCGTCGAGGCCGGATGAAATCTTCCTCATGCAAGTTCCTCTCCGCTGGTTCGCGTTCGCGCATCGCTTTCGCGCATGTGTGGCAGTGGTTCCGGCCATAGCCGCCGCATGCCTCCGGCTGCCGGCAATGCGGCCTCAACGGGGACGGTGGCTTGGCGGTGAAAGAGGTTGCCCGTTCAGCCTCCGGGCCAGAGGGTTCAAGGTTGACGGGGCCTCCTTCGAGACCTGCGCGCTTCGCGCTGCGATCTACATTTTCGCCTCCTTCTTTGGCGCCAGGTTCTGCCTCAGCGCTGGGGACCTCGGCTTCGCCTTGAGAGGCCGAGGCGATTGCGGAATTGGTGGGGAGGTCGACCGAAGCCACCTCCCCGTCATGGCGGCCCTCACGATCCGCAAGCGTCCCGGTTCCAGTCCCGGCAGGAGAGGCTTCGGCTTGCGGACCTGCCTCTGGGGATGGCTCATCGTTGGTCGAGGGCCTCTGGTGCGTCTCTTCTTCCGCCTCTTCCTGCTCGATCATGACGTCGACAGCTGCGGTCAAGACCTTGCGACCGATCTCGGTCTGGACGCCCATGGCGATGGTCTGGACCAGCTTCGGGTCAAGGTTGTCGTCGAGGAACTCGCCGGTCAGCGGGTCAAATTGTTCAATGTTTTCTCGTACGCGGGCGGGCGCAGGCGGATGACCCTCGTAAGCGGCGAGATAGATGTCGAAGATGGCGCCCTGCTCGGCGACCGTCTCGGAACCCTTCTTCGCGACTTTGCGCAGATGAGCGACGACGTTGCCCATTGCGGTCTTGTCGAAGCCCATGCCCTTGGCTTCCGCGTAGATGTCGCGGATGTCGTCGCCGATAACGTCCTGCTCTTCCTTGAGGCGGAGGATGCGGTCGATGAATGCCTTGATCTGACCTTCGGCGCTCATTGGGCGCCCTCCCGTACCGGGAAGAAGTCTTTTTCCTTGAGCGGGATCCTCTTCGACTTGGCGTATGCCAGGATCGCTGGGGCGTCGGTCTGGGGGATTAGCCCACCGGTGCCACCCTTCTCTTTCGGGTACATCCAGCGGTACACCCGGGAGACGTGCTTACCGGTGACCTCGGCCACCTTTTCGATGCCGATCTTTCCGATGATGGATTTTGCGGGGTCGAGATGTTTTTCGCTCATGTCGCGAAATTTGCGATTGTCGCGACAAGAAGTCAATGGGGTCGCAACAATTATTTTGCGATATTCGCGATGGAGTTTTTCGCGGAATCCGCGAGGATCGCCGCATGAGTGACCCACAATATGAACTGAAACAATGGCTTGCGGAGAAAGTCGCGGCTCGCGGTGTAGCTTCAAAGCTCGCCGAAGCAACCGGCATGTCCAACGACAAGATCACGCGATCGAAGGAACTGCATAGCGACGATCCGAAGAAGCGCCGCCAGATCTCCCTGCAGGAGATCGAGGCAATGGCGAAGTTCTTCGGGGAGCTACCGCCTGGCTTCGAGCAGATGACTAACTGGCTGCAAGGCTCCTCGCCTAACGCGCCGGTCGCTCGGCCTATGCCGAAGCCGAACGCGAGCTTCCCGCCTCGCTGGCAGTCGTTCCCCGGCGATACCTCGATACCGCTGCGGGGCCACATCTCTGCCGGCAAGAATGGCCGCTTCATCATGAATGGGCAGGATATCGCCCAGGTGTTTTGCCCGCCCGGGCTTGAGGGCGTCGAAGGCGCCTATGCGGTGCAGGTGGACGGCCGCTCCGGTGAGCCGCGCTTCTTCCACGGCGAAACAGCCTGGGTGAACCCGCATCTCAAAGTGCGGCAAGGCGACGATGTGGTTGTGCAGGTGGTCGAAGACGACGAGGTTTACAGCTACCTCAAGCGCTACGAGTCACGCTCTACCGACCTCGTACGCCTTTACCAGTACAACCCGGGCGAAGGCGAACAGCACGAACTCGAGTTCCCCGCAGACAAAGTTTTTAGCGTCCACAAAGTCGTGTTTCACGCGATGCTCTGAAGCACCTCATCGCACCGCCAAGTCGGGCGAATGGTCAGGTTTCTAAAGGCCGGCGGCTTCTTCGGGCATTCACTGCAACGGATCTTCCGGCACAGCTGCATGTAGTTGTGAACGCCCAGTTCTGCCACCTTCGTCAGGTTATCGAGGCGAAGGATGCGGGAGTGCCCGCAATCATCGCAAGCTACATATACGCTCGCTAGTTCAACGACGAGCCGCAAGGCGTCGGGGTGATCTACGGGAGCGTTACGCATCATTTCTCTCTCCTGCAATGTTCCGTTTTTGTTCTCGTCAAAACAGCAGGAATGCAGCCGAGAGTCGAGTCGATTTTCAGAAATAATTCGCTTGCCACAACAGGTGGCAGATCGACCTGTCGGCGGCCCCAGATGTGCGGTGGAAATGAAAGCTACCGACTCGATACGGCTGAGGTGAAGGCCTGCGCCTAACCAGACGGTCAAAGACGACCTGAAGAACCCGCCCCAAACCGGCGGGTTTTTTATTGCGTCCAATTTCGCGATTTTGCGATTTTGCGTCTGTCGCAAAATTCCCTGTTGACTTATTTTGCGATTGTCGCGAATATCTCTTCATCAGCAAGGCGCTGAGAGAGGACGAAGCAAATGGCGATGGTCACCCGATACAGCATCACCGACGAGGTTGGCCGGTTCCTGACCGCTGAGGGCCTTTTCTCCTACGACGACGCCGATGCAGTCGAGTTCTGGGACGAAGACGAGGCCAACGAAGAGTTGGCCACGAACCCGGAATGCCGCGGCTGCTCGGTCGAGACCTATCAGCGCCTCTCCGATTTCCCCGATTTCACCGCAACGCCCTCGATCGAGAAGGAGGCCGCGTAATGTCCTTCGAGCCCCGCCGCGTGAAGCTGCACGAACTGTACCGCGAGATTGAAGCCCTCGGAGGTGGAGACACCGACCCGGAGGCGAAGCCTATAACCGAGCCATCCTCGATGCTCTGTCGATCTTGCGCGCCTCCGGCTTCGGCGAAGGCTTTTACGTCGATCAGCGCGAATACGAGAACCGTGGCCGCCTCGCTCGCGAGTTCGCGCCCGTTATCGGAGCGGCGCTGGCATGAGCACGAAGTATCACACCAAAACCCCGCTCCTGATCCAAGTCGCCGGCCTCGATATCGAGTTGGACCTTGAAGTCGAATACTCGATCAGCCGTTACCGCGCCGCGACACTCACTCAGCCCGAGGAGCCGCGGTCGGTCGAGGTCGAGCAGATCCGCGCGATGCTGGAATCTCTAGAGCTCCCTCTCCCCAGCTGGGTTGAGCACGAAATCTACGAGAGCGACGGCTTCAAGAACCACCTTCTCGAAGATGCGGCCGACAAGGATGCCATGGCAGCCGAGGACGCCGCCGAGCGCCGTCGCGAGATGAGGGACGGGCTATGAGCGGCCGCCCTATCCAATACGCGTGCTCGCAAGCTGATCGGTACTGCGAGTGCGGTCACTGCCAGCTGCCGCCGGCCCGCAACATCGACCTGGACGGGCTCGCAGAGTTCAACCGCGCCACCTATGGCGTCGCCACCTTCATCATCCTCCTCGCCGCCCTCCTCGCCTTCATGGCGATCGGCTTTGCGAACACCGAGGAGATCCACCGCAAAATCGTAGCCGAGAGGACCGTCTAATGACCGCAGAAACAAGCATTTGGACTTGGTGGCAGAACGCGCTGGCGGGCAACGTCGGCCCGATGCACGAAGGCGAGCCCCAGCAGGGCTATTACCGTACGCGCTTCAAGGGCGGCCAGTGGGAACCGGTGGCAATCTGGCTCGACGGTGGCGCCTGGCTGGCGATGCGCGGCGAGCGCATGGTCGACGCTGGCGAGGCTTGGAACTTCTGCCGCACGCACCCTGTCAGCTACGAGGCCTATCAGAAGGCCATCGAGGGCGCCGGTTGGGACGACGAGCCGCCGGCACCTGCCGCAGGCCACAATCTGCCGGCCGACCCGTTCGAAGCACTGAAGCTGGAATTTCTGTCCGAGAAAGAGCAAGCCGAGGCGTTCATGAAGACGCCGATCACGACCCAGGACCAAGCCGATAAGGCTGCGATCTGGTCGAAGCGGCTCACCGCCATCAAGACGAAGGCCGAGAACCTGCACAAGGTCGAGAAGCAACCGCACCTCGACGCCGGACGCTCGGTCGACAACAAGTGGCGCTCTCTCAAGGAAGATCCGGACGCGCTCGCCAAGAAGCTGAAGGCGCACGTCACGCCGTTCCTGCAGGAGCAGCAGCGCCTTGAATACGAGCGCCAGCAGCGCGAGCGCGACGAAGCCGAACGGAAGCGTCGCGAGGCTGAAGCACTCGCCGCCCAGGCAGACGTGAGCGACACCGCAGCGCAAGCCGAGGCAGAGCGCTTGCAGCAGGAAGCCGCGAGGCAGGAACACGCAGCGCAGCCGAAGAACGCCAAGGCTGGCCGCACCGGCGCGAGCGTCTCGCTCCGGACCTTCGTCTCGGCTCGCATCGTCGACTACGACAAGGCCATCAAGGCCTTGAGCAACCATCCCGAAATGAAAGCGCTCGTCGAGACGCTCGCCAACCGCGCGATCCGCGCCGGCGTCGAGCTCGACGGTGTTGAGCGCTTCGAAGAGCAGAGGGCCGCCTGATGACAGACGCAACCACCATTTCGCCCGCCGTCGCCGCCGTGAAGTTCAAATGGCAGAAGGACGAGAAGACCTACGACTACTTCATCCCCGAAGGCCTCGTCGTCAACGTCGGCGACAAGGTCATCGTCGAAACGGCCCGCGGCGAAACCACCGTCGAGGTCATGGCGATCGAGGCCGAATCCGAAATGGCCCAGAAGAAGATCGTCCGCGTCGTCGAGCCGGAAGTCGAAGGAGAGAAGGCATGAACAGTCATGTCCCAACTCTGACTGGCGGCGGCAATGTCCTCGCCATCGTGCCTCAGACCTTCGAAGAGACCATGCGGATCTCGCGAGCGGTGGTCGCCTCTGGCCTCGCTCCGGCGGCGCTGATCGGCAAGCTTGAGGGCGATGATGCAGCGGCGGCGGTCGCCGTCGCTATCATGTCCGGCGCTGAGCTTGGCCTGAAGCCGATGGTGAGCCTTCGCAGTTTCACGGTGATCAACGGCAAGCCGGCGCTTTACGGCGACGGCCTGATCAACGTCGTCCGCATGTCGGGCAAGGTCGCGTATCTGCGCACCGGCTGCGAAGATCGCAATGGCAAGATGGTTGGCTTCTGCGAGGCCAAGCGTCTCGACACCGGAGAAGATAAGCGCGTCGAGTTCAGCCAGGATGACGCCGTTCGCGCTGGCCTTTGGCCGTCGAGCCCGACGGTTCGGCGGAAGGTCTGGGAGAACAACCAGCAAGTCTGGAAGGACGTCCCCAACGATACGCCTTGGGCTCGTTTTCCGCAGCGCATGCTTGCCTGGCGCGCCGCCGGCTACTGCCTGCGCGAACTCTTCGGTGACGCCCTTGGCGGTATCCGCGACGAGTTCGAGGTCCGCGAGATCGACGAAGTCGAGACGATGCGCGACATCACGCCAGAGAAGCCGGCACTTCCGCCGAAGCCTCCGGCACCTCCTGCCCCGCCAGCCAAGGCCACCGAAACGGTCGAAACCGCTCCGGTCACCGAGCCGACGGAGCAAGAATTCAACCTCGGTGACTTCCTCGAGCAGATCGAGACTGGTCTCGCCGGCGCCAAGGATGAAACCGACGTCGCCGAGATCTGGAACGACTTCGACGCGCCGGCCGTGCTCGAAACGAACGGCCACGCCGACATGATCGATACGGCCTTCGCTATCCGCGATCGTCGTCTCGCTCAACTCGCACCGTTGAACGGAGGCTGACATGGGCCGCGCGCTTCTGGTTTTGGCGAACGAAACGTTCCGCCGCAAGGCGATCGACTGGATCATGCGCGCGCCAGTCGACACGCGCGTCGAGTTCAAGGGACCGAAGCGCACGACGCCGCAGAACGATCGCATGTGGGCGATGCTCACCGAACTGTCGCTGCAGCTTGCCTGGCACGGCCAGCAACTCACCCCCGAGGACTGGAAGCTCGTCATGTTGGACGCGTTGCGCCGCGAGAAACATGACCAGCTTCGCCTTGTGCCGAATACCGACGGGACCGGCTTTGTCCCACTAGGCACCTCCTCATCTGACCTCTCCAAGGAAGAGATGACCGATCTGATCGAGATCATCTTCGCCTTTGGAGCCCGTCACCACGTGATTTGGTCTGAACCGAAAGCGAAGGCAGCAGCATGATCGATTGGCAGAAAACCGCCTCTCACGTCATCGGCGAGGTTCACCGCAATCTTGCGCCTGACGCTGATCTAGCCACGCGCAAAAAGGCATTGCGCGCCGCTCGGCCTGGTCTGTTCGCCCAAACGAGCTGGGGCAAGAAGGTCTGGGCGAAGCACTCGCGCAAGTATCTCGAAAAGTTCGGCCTACCGCCGCTCAAGGCGAAGGCCGTCGAGGATCACCTGTCACCACTTGAGCGCATGATCGCCAAGGCAAAGGCAGGTGCAGCATGACGGACCGACATATGCACTTCTCCGGTCCCGCAAACCGCCTATCGGCTGCTTTTCGGCACCTCTTCGTCGAAGCGGGTCTTTTCGCGTCCCGGGTCGTCGTCGAGGATCTCCTCTTCGGTGTCCTCCGGCAGGGCCTCATCCGGTTCCATATTGGCTTCATCGCGGCTTGGAACGGGCGGCACCCGGCCCTGATCGGCCTGCCGTTCGTCGGCATCTGCTCCGGACAAGTCTGGAGACGGAATCGGTTCGAAATCCATTTCCGGCGGCCGTGGCCTCTCGATGGGTGCGGGCATCGGTTCGTCGGTGGCATTTTCGTGTTTCGGTTCGCTCATCATCTGGCTCCTTTCCGGTTGCCAGGTGAACCGGCTGGCGTCGGTAAAGTTCCGCTTGGGGAGGCTGTCTGATGCGCAGCGTCCCCGAATGGATTGCCAAACACGATGACCAGAAGGTGCCCGACCGCGTCCGCCAGCGCGTCTTCGACCGCGAGGGCGGCATCTGCCACCTGACCGGCGAGAAGATCGATCCTGTGCGCGACGAGTGGGATCTAGACCACAAGGTCGCCTTGATCCTCGGCGGCGAGCATCGCGAGACCAATCTTTTTCCGGCCAAAAAAGAGCCGCACCGTCGAAAGACGGCAGTCGAGATGAAGGTCAAATCCAAGATCGCCCGCACCCGCAAGAAGCACCTTGGCATCGCCAAACCCAAATCCAGCCTGTCCCACCCGCGGTTCAAGCGCTGCATGGATGGAACGGTCGTTGACCGCAGAACGGGAGAAATCATTCGATGAGCGACCTTCTCATGACAAGGCGCGCGGTTTTCTCCGAATGCGGCCTGTATCGCTACCTTCTTGAACATGACTTCGGTGGCAGCGGCCCAGTCATATCGCTCGGGATGGTCAACCCGTCCAATGCCGACGACGAGAACAACGATTCGACCATGACCAAAGTCGATGGCTTCGCCGTCCGCCTAGGAGCCAGCAAGGTCAAAGTCTGGAACAAGTACGCCTTCGTAGACAAGGACGTGAAAGCGCTTCGATCGGCTACTGACCCAGTGGGCCCGGAGAATGATGCCTATATCGCACAAGCCGTAACCGACGCCGATATCCATATCGTGGCGTGGGGCCCGCTCTCGAAGCTTCCGAAGCCGTTGCGCAATCGCTGGCTCGCTGTCGCGGATGTTCTGGCCAAGGCCGGAGCCCGGCCCATGTGCTGGGGCATCGCGCTAGACGGGCAGCCGCGCCATCCCTTGATGCTGGCCTACGCTACACCTCTTGTTCCGTGGAGCGCGCCCCGCCAACGCCATACTCAAGGAGGCGAGGAATGACGGCCAGAGCAGCAATCAAGGCGGCCGACCTGAAGCGAATGGCCGACGTCGCCAAGTCGAAGGGCGTCACGGTTTGGATCGAGGTCAACGGCCAACGCGTCGGCGTTTCACCAGATATCCAAGATACCTCCAAGCCTGCTACGGTTGACCTGAAACCTGATGACTTCACATCATTGGCGGATTGGCAGGCGTGGAGAGATCGAGAACGTGCTCGTGAAGCTCAAAGGAATTCATAAGGTCAAGCGCCGGCTGGCGAGCGGAGAGGTCCGCGTCCACTACTACGCCTGGCGCGGCGGTCCGAAGATGGAGGCCGAACCGAACACCGAATCATTCGCTGCAGAGCTACTGAAGCACCGCGCCGAGAGCGCCCCTGCAGAGGTGAAGACGCTCGACGACCTAATAGACACCTTCCAAAAGAGCCCTGCATTCTCCGCGCTGGCAGAGAAGACCCAGGACGCCCACAAGCATTCGTTCAAGGAAATCCGCAAGGAATGGCCGAAGCTGCCGCTGAAGCTCACACAGCAGCGCGGCATGAAGGCGATGATCCGCAAATGGCATCACACCTTTTCCGCCAACCCGCGGAAAGCCGACCAGATGCTATTCTCCCTCTCCCGGGTCTTCACCTTCGGGATTGACGAAGAGACGATCGAGAAGAACCCATGCACCGGAATCAACCGGCTTTACACGGGATCTCGCAAGGAAAGCGTCTGGACGCCGGAACTGATCGCGCTGTTCCGGGCCAAGGCCAAGGCTCATATGCTCCTTGCCTTCGAAATGGCGATCCACACCGGGCAACGTCAAGGTGATCTTCTATCCCTCACATGGAAGCAATACGACGGCACGCACCTGTCGTTTCAGCAAGGGAAGACGAAAAAGAGAGTTCGCGTGAAAGTTCACAGCAAGCTCAAAGCCATGATCGACGCCCTGCCGAAGGACAAGATGCGAATCATGAACAACTCTCGCGGCCGGCCATGGACGAAGGACGGCTTCAAAACGTCATGGGCGAAAGAGTGTGCCAGGCTGAACAAGGAGAGCGATGGTGTCCAGATTGAGGGCGTGACGTTTCACGACCTGCGCGGCACGTTCATCACCGAACGGCGGCGGGAAGGATCGACGACAGAACAGATCGCGTCGATCACTGGGCACTCGATTGCAGAGGTAGGAAGAGTGCTTGAGAAGCACTATCTGGCGACGGATCAGCAGACCAGCGATGCGGTCATTCTGCGGATGGAAAAGAACATCACGTGA